GGATATGGTCGGCGGTGTGCATGGTGGTGGCTCCTTCAGTTGGTGAAAGGGGGTGTAAGGAGTCCGGGGGCTGTCAGAACGTGCCAGTTCAGGCGGTCGCGTGGGGCTGCGCTCATTCCTTGTTCTGATTCGGCCGTCTTTGTGCGGGTGGCGGTGACGGTGATAACGTCCGGGTGGCGGTTAACTGTGGCGCTGGGTAGCGCTGCCAGTGCAGACAAAATGCCCTCAAGCTGGGCGGTGGTCAGTGCTGTGGGTAGTGATTGCATGGTGTGTGCTCCTTCGGTTTAGTTGTTTAACAGTGCTGCTGTGCCTTCTGTCTTGTGCAGTAATGCGCCGTTAACCATGGTGAATTCATCCTGTGCGCCTGCTTCATCAATCATGGTTGTGATTTGTTTTTGTGTGCGTGTGCTGCCTGCGCGGTGGATGATTGCCAGTGTGCGAAGCAATGCGCCCCGGCCTTGGGCTGTTGCTCGGTCGATTTGTTTTTGCTCTTGCTTGGTCATGTCGTCGGCCTGCGCGTCGATGATGTGCGCATCCTCTGCGCTGGCGTTGCTTAGTTGCTTGAGCTGCGCCATGATTGCGGCGCGTGCATCTTCTGAGCTGGTGATAGTCCGCACTTCCTTGCGCTCAGTGAATGCCGCGACTTCTGTAACAGTGCCCAGCACCTTAGCAGCTGCGGTTATCTGACCGGGTTTACTGTCAGGATCAATGATTACTTTAACCAATGATTGAATAACTAACTCGCGCAAGGCAGCGGGGTTTCTATGTTTAGCTCCCTCTATAGCCAACTGGTACGCTTCTATTTCCGCGCTTATGTCGGGACGGCTGCTCAGCTTGTGCGCCTGATTCCCTTGTGTCTTAGGCTTGGCACTGGTGTTATATGCCTTCCGATATGCAGCAGCACCTGTAGACCCTTTGGCGACTTCCATGGCAAAGGCCTTTTGTTTGGCGGTTAGCTCACGTGCTGCACTCTTACCCAGCAGGTGGGAGACGGGGACAGAATCAAGAGCTTGGGTTATCTGAGCCCTTGTTAGCTTACTAGGTGTATTGGGTTTACTCATATGGCAGATGGTAGAGGAACAACATAAGAGCTGCAAGGCTTCGCCTTAGAACACCCCCGCGACTACCTGAGCACCACCACCAGCACCCAGCACAAGACCAGCGCTCGGACCACCTGAACACCACCAGCAAGACGGGCACAAGACGCCGACACCACCACCGGCAACAGGTCAACCCCCTACAGGCTTTTCCCTCTACAGCAGCACCAAGGCCGCAGGGCTTCGCCCATAGCCCGCGCCTATCGAAACCCCAAACCGATTAAAAAATACTCGACGCAAAAACAGCACAAAAACGCTTGAAGGGCTTCGCAAGCACCCCAGAACCTAAGAGAATATCTAACAGGCAGAACGCCAGGTCAACTAACACACAGGAGCAAACGACCATGAACAAATCAGAGGCCCGCGAACTTGACAATGTGCGCCGCTATGTAGCAGCAGGAATGCCCGACACAGCCGCCCGCGCATTATCTGCACTGGTGCGAGCAACACGCAAGCGCACCACCAGCGCCGAACTCATGACCCACGCCGTAACGCTCAACTTGCTGCACCGCCCGGAATTTATTGTTCGCTAATCAACCCCGCCCGCCTAACCAGCGGGCACAACAGGAGCCCACACCATGCAATCACTACCCACAGCACTGACCACAGCCCAACTAGAGGGCATTTTGTCTGCACTGGCAGCGCTACCCAGCGCCACAGTTAACCGCCACCCGGACGTTATCACCGTGACAGCCACCCGCAAAAAGACGGGCGAAACAGTCAAAGTATTAAGCGCCGCCACACGCGACCGCCAGCACTGGCACGTTATGACAGCCCCCGGACTCATTACACCCACTTTCACCAACTGAAGGAGCCACCACATGACCACCGCCGACCATATCCGCACAATCGCCGCCCGCCTTATCGGTTACCAGACCCAAGGCCACGGATTCACCAAGATTCATTACAGCCTGACGCGCCGCAATGCTTTGCAGTGGGCGCACTGTTACGACCGCGCCACCGTTACCCGCTTTAACCGCTTTATTGCCAGCACCACCACCAAGGCCACCAAATGAAACGAATAACCCACGCCCCAGCAGATGCCGCATATCTTGGCAGCACCGAAGGCCCGGACCGCATAAGCACTCAGGTGCTCGACCTGATCGACGAAACCACCGCCCCGGCATACATACAAGACCCAGACGGAACCCGGCATTTTTTCGAGCTATGCCCCCAAGACTTCCAGCCACGCGCCTACAGCAACGAAACCAGCTTTTTGTAAACCCACAGGAGAAACACACCATGAAACCCCAAGACCTGCAAACACTCGCCCGCGCCGCCCTGATGCCCACCACAGCACCAGCAACACCAGCACCAACAGCAGCCCAAGCAATCGCCGCCAAGGTTGACCGCTTAGGAGTCCTACACGCTGCACTGGCCACCATGAAAAAGGAAGCCGACCAGCTACGCACCGAACTGGAGGACGCCGGATTGTCAGACATAGAAGGCCAGCTTTACCGGGTCAACTTCGCCCAATGCGCAGGCAAGACCCTAACCGACTGGCAAGCAATCGCCAAGCGCCTAAAGGCCAGCCCCCAAATAATCCGCGCCTACACAAAGACGGGCGAAGCATCCACCCGCATGACCGTTAAAGCACGCCAGACACACTAAACCACCAACAGGAGCACACACCATGGGCACGACTTGCTATTTAATCAACACCCGCCAGACCACCAAAGCCACCATTGAACGCGACCAGAGCCAGCAATATATCGCGGGCGAACGCCACGGGTTTGGATTCGATTACCTGACCATGAAGGGCGCGACCGGGTACGGAATAATGCACCGCCAAGACAAGGACACCGGCCAAAAAATCCATTTTGGGATTGTCTTTAAAACCAGCAGGCACAAGACCGACCATTGGGGAATGTCTGAATTTTGCATTAAGGAAATCACCGAGGACATGGGGCCAGTCCAAACAGACGCCCCCGCCAAAATGCTTGACATGCTGGACCGACTCGCACCAGACCCCAAGGGATACGCCAAGCAATGGCGCGAGCAGTGCCGGGAAACCATAGCCCGCAAGCGCACACCCAAGGCCAAACCAGCAGCAGGCCAGCGGGTTATATACAACAACACCGCCTACACCCTGAGCCACCCAGCAGGAGCCCGCAAAGGGTGGATTGTTCACAGTGACACAGGGGCACGCTACAGGATGAACGCCCAGCAGGTAGCGCAAGCCCTAAGAGCGCCACCACCAGCGCCGCCAGAGCCACCCCGCAGCAAAGAACAAACGCCCGAGCAATTTTTCAGAGACCATTTTCAATTTATCCACATAGGTGACCCAGCATGAACCGCCAGCACTTCACAGTTAACCCCGCCCTTCCACACCCCGACAGCGACAGCGAGCCCGCACCCATGCCACTGGCCGAGGCTATCGCCCTTGCCCTTCGAATGCTCAAAGACCCGAACGCCACCCAATGGCAGCGCCAAAAAGCCGCTGACGAACTGCGCTATTCATTCGAAACACAGGAATAAATCACCATGAAATACCACTTTATACAGAGCAGCAGCAACCGCAAGACCGGACCAATCCCGCAGACTTACACCAGCCGCGAGAGTTGCCCGCCCTCATGCCCGCAGTACCGCGCCGCGTGTTATGCGGAGGACTTTTACACGCGCCTAACATGGGACAAAGTACCCAGCAGGGGCACCGATTTAGACGGACTAGTTAAGGCCATTAGCCGCCTACCCAAGGGCCAGTTATGGCGGATGAATGTCGCAGGGGATTTGCCGGGAGAGGGTGAACAGGTGGACGCATACGCACTCGGGCAAATTGTCAAAGCCAACAGAGGCCGGAGCGGGTTTACGTACACCCACAAGCACAGCCCGGACGCTATCAATTGGGCCAAGGCCGCGACCGCTTGGGGTTTTACCGTGAATCTCAGCGCCGACGATGTAGGCCACGCCGACCAACTCGCCGCCCATGGCCTACCAGTCGCCGTTATTGTCCCCATGGACACCCCAAAGCACAGCAAGACACCAGAAGGCCGCCCGGTGTTGGTTTGCCCCGCCCAAACAACCGATTACATGACGTGTGCATTGTGCGCCTTATGCCAGCGGGCAGACCGCAAACAGATCATTGGGTTTCGCGCCCATGGCACCAAGGCAAAGCAGGCAGACCGCACCGCTCGCCGGGTAATCCCAATCGCCGCAGCCTGACAGCGCCAGCGCCTGCACCGTGACAGGGTGCAGGAGCGGGAATTGTCCCGACTACAGGAGCCGACACCATGGACGACCAGCAGCCAAACCACGCCAGCACGCCGGGCGAAATTGTCGATTATTACGACAGTCATTTAAATCTGACCCTTCGGGAATTGTCCAACATGACCGGGCGATCAATTCCCTATTTAAAAGCCCTAATAATGCACCCCGAAAAGGTCAAAGCATGAAACGATGCACCAACGCCGAGCCGGGCACATACGGCCACGAATGCGGCCAGCCCGCCCAATGGACGGCCACCAACAAACAAGGCCACAACGCCGCATTTTGCGACCAGTGCAAACAGCAAGGCAGCGAGGCCCGCAACTATTCCCAATGGACCCCACAGGAGCCACAACAATGCACATCTTCAAATTGACCACCACGCAGGCCCGACGACTGGCAACCAGCGCCGCCGCCAAAGTTGCCGACATGGACGCAGCACGCGCCCCAGACTGGCACACCACGCCCACAGACTGCCGAATCACCCAAAGTGACCAACGTTACAGAGCCGAACTGCTAGAGGCTTACGACCAGATCATTAAACAAATCCCACACTAAGGAGCCACAGCAATGACACACACCGAAGCCGCCTACATAACCGCAGGCCACCGATACGAACGCGCCACCACGCCCGGACAGGTGGCCGCAGCATCCCAGATAATCCGCACCCTACTGGAGGCCGAGAAGCCCCACGACCAGACCGAAGCCCGCTATTTAATCGAGCAAGGCAGGCAGGAGGCCCGGACAGCATGAAGCCCGAAACCATCGAACGATCTATTTATTGGCAATGGCACGTAATCAGGCACAGCCACGACCCAGCGCAGCAGGCCAGATGCCGCCGAGCTATTGAACAACTCACCCGCCAACTACAGCAGGCCCGGACACCATGACCGCCCCGTTATGGCCCTTCCCCCCGCCCGGAGGCCCGACACCATGGACCCCCGAGCAGGTGCGCGACTACCAGCGCCAGCAGGAGCAGCGAGCCCGACAGGACGCGCCGCCCGCCCCGTGGTGACCCCCGCCCGGGGTGGTTGCGAGACAGATGCCCCGCGTGATTGCGAGACAGATGCCGATTTTTTGATTGCGAGACAGATGCCAAACCAAGACCACCCACTGACCCGCGCCTACATGCTGGGCGCACGAGCCACCACCCCCGCAGCCATGACCGAGGCCGTGCGCCTGATTCGTGCTTGCGAGACAGGTGTCGATCAACTGACCATTGACCAGTGCAAACTGGCCGCAGAAGTAATGATTGAGAGGAAGATGCCATGAAATACACCGCCGGACCTTGGACCATAGCCGCAGGGCCTACCTATTGCGCTATCCGCACAGATGCACGAGTCATTGCCGATATGCGCCTTGTGGGTCTGCATTACAACAAAGCAGATGCACGCCTAATCGCCGCAGCGCCTGATTTACTAGAGGCTGCAAAAACAATTATGGAGAATTTGGATGGCATGGACGGAGAGGTAACTGCGGGGTATCACGAGGGCATCATTGCACCCTTGCGAGATGCAATCGCCAAAGTAACGGGGGCCGCATGAAATACACCGGACCCGCCAAACCCATCCCCACGCACATCGAGCTGATAACCGACAAGGGTGAGCGCGTGATCTTCCTGCTGCTTGCGATCTTTGCGGCTGTGTTCCTGTATTTGGAGTAACCATGCCCACCTACCGCATGACCATCGAAAGAACCGTGCGCTTTCAGCTTGACGTAGAGGCCACCGACCGCCTCGAAGCCCTGCGCATGGTCAACGACAAGGCTTTGATGTACGATGACAGGGACCTAAAGGAAACCCGTGTTATTGCCATCAAAGAACTCCAAAAAGACAATGTTCTCCATCCATTTGATTGAGGGTGAAGATGGCCGGGTGTCCGCCATTGCGGAGATGGTAGGCACCGGCCCGAACGCCATCGACATCGGCTTTGAAATCATGCAGAAGCTGGAGATGGCCTCGTTCGATCACCCTGACCGACTGGCCGTCCAACCCCTCACATATTGCAAAAACTACCAGTGATGGGGTGGTTGCGAGGGAGGTGTCACTGCCACAAACTCACGCCACCGACAAACGTGGTCTTCACCGCAGCAGCCTTCTTCCTCTGCACCTTCCTGAGATAACTCTTGCGGCTCCTTTCCTCTTGAGACTTCGAGCGCTTCGGCTGAGCATCCTCTCCTTGGCCCATGGCGTACACCTTCAACCTGTTGCGCCCATCATTGTCATTGGTGTAGTCAATGACGTAGATCATTTTGAGGGCCTTCATTTCGTTGAGGATGCGCCCGGCAGCTTTGGGGTTTGAGTCCGTCTTGAGAGCAAGATCAAACCGAGTGCATGGGCCTTTGAGTAGCTCAGCGAACACGGCTACGGTTTTCTTCATGGTCATGACTGGCTCCTTGTTTTGAGGGGCGACGGGTCGCTTGCCAATGAATACGCATCGTGCATTTGGCGCAGTGTGGCGCAGAAGTTCTCACGCTCTGCTGCGGCCACAAGGAAGGCAAAGTGTTCAAGGTCTTCTATTCTTTCAAAGGTGTGGTAACTGCCGTCACCGGGAAACACGGCCCCAGCTCTTCGTGCTGCGCGAATGATGTCTTCTCTTGTCATACCTTCTCCTTGCGAAACATTTTGTCCAGTGCCTGTGAGCACTTGAATAGACTGGTTGATTGATGCAGGTCGTTAAAGTCACCGACCGCTTCGCTCATGAAGTAAGGCCAGCCGATGGCCTCCGCAGTGTTCTGCCCCGTGCGCGAGAGGTCGTTGTCTGCTACCACGAACCCATGAGGCAGGGTGGCCGCGACCTTCTTCATGTTGCCAGCGGAGAAGCAGGTGTACAAGGTGTAGCGCCGCTTCAGCGCCTTCATGGCTGCGCGGATTGACAGCGCCGTGGCGTAGCCCTCGCACAGGATGTTCGGCCCATGATTGTTGAAGCAGAAGTAAGCGCCAGACGTGCGCTGCCCAAACAAAAACTTCTTCTCGCCATCCTCTCTGATGATCTGGCAGCCGACAAGCTGGTGCCCGACTCGCATGGGGATCACAAGCAGTAGCCCGTCGTCAGTCTTCCACACGTTGCCCTGCTCCTCTTTGAATCCTTTGCGCTCAAGGTACGGGTGAAAGCCAATCTGGCACTGGTTCAAGATGGATGCGGCCTTGCGAGCGGCCTCCTGCTGCTTCTCGCGAATGTCACGCGCAGCAGCCTCGACAGCCTTGCGTGCCTTGTTGGGGTCGATGGCCGAGTCGCTGTCTGAATGCCATGTCTCAGGCTCTGTCATGGTTGCCCAGTTCTGGACGTGGCCGTGCGTGCCCATGAAGCAGACAGCGCCGTTACGCTTCGTTCTGTGGTCCTCCGTGGGGTAGCGCTTCCACACCCCGATGGGTGGCTCGCGGTCGATGATCACGCCGTGGAGGCGGCAGAAGTCAAGGAAGTGCATCGCCACCCCCATTGAACAGAGTGCGCTCTTTGTTTATGCGCTCTTGCTGCAAAGGCCCGTACTCAGGATTCAACTCGCACCCAAGGTACTGGCGACCATGCTGCAAGGCCACTGCTGCGGTGGTGCCGCTACCCATGAATGGGTCCAGCACAATGTCGCCGGGCCTGCTGCCAGCCAAAATGCAAGGTTCGATCAATGCAGTTGGGAACGTGGCGAAGTGAGCACCCTTGTATGGTCGGGTGGCGACTGTCCAGACGCTGCGGCGGTTTCGGGTTTCCCACTCCACGCCAGCCAGAGCAACCAGCCCGGCCTTGGTGCGGTGCTCCTCACTGGTGCCAGTGTTGTATGCGTCGGCATACTTGTGCGTCTTGTTTCCCGCAGGTTTCGTGCTGACCGCTTTTTCCTTCATTGCTTCGCTGTCAAAGAAGTACTTCTCCGACTTGCTCAACAAAAAGATGTACTCGTGCGCCTTGGTGCAGCGGTCACGCACCGACTCAGGCATGGGGTTTGGCTTGTGCCAGATAATGTCTTGTCGCAAATACCAGCCATCGGCACGAAGGGCGAAGGCCAGCATCCACGGGATGCCGATCAGGTCTTTGGGCTTGATGCCTTGTGGCGGCTTGCGAGTCTCTCCATTCCATGCTCCAGCCTGCGATCCTTTGGTTTGCTTTGATCCTTGAACCTGTGCGCCACCTTGGGCGGCATAGCTATCCCCAATGTTCAGCCACAGCGTGCCGTCATCAGCCAGCACATCTTTAACGCAGCGAAACACCTCGACCATCGCGGCGATGTACTGCTCAGGGGTCTGCTCCAGTCCGATCTGGCCCTCGTGCCCGTAGTCGCGCAGACCGAAGTAAGGGGGGCTTGTCACGCACATCTGCGCCTTCACGCCCTCACTAGCCCATCGCCGCATCGTGTCGCGGCAGTCGCCAAATTCAATCTTGTTCATTTCTCTCTCCACTTGCAGCCAACACACCGATCATCCTTGCGGCCCAGCTCGGTCTTGGTGTACTGACAGTCCATTGCCATCCTGAACTCGATGTGGATGCTTATCCTCTTCTCCATGGGCTTGGGTTGGAAGAACTGTTTGTATGGCCTTCTGTTGTAGCAGCCGTAGCTCATAACGCTTCCTTTGCTTTATCGGAATCTTGCCTCTTGAGTTGCTGCTCAACCCAGTCGCGCATGATTTTCCAGCGGCGGTAATGCGCTGTGTCGTCGTGCATGCAGATGGTCTTCTGATGTCTGCCGTAGTCAGGGTATCCGCGCCGCATCGGACCGCAAATCTCCACCTCCACGTACTTGTAGTCATTGACCCAGTTGTCGTTCATCCACATGATCTCTTGGACCAGCGGAGAGGCCACTCCAAAGCGCTCGGCCACCAGTCGCTCGTCGCACCCACTGTCCTCATCCCCTAGATCATCCATCTTTGTCCCGCGAGCCGCGCCCAATACACCGAGAGTGCAATACTCCCCGCTTTCTGTTGCGAAACTGTTTGGATAAAGCCTTTTGTCTGGCATGGCATCCAATGCGCCAAGCAGCTCACGCAACATGGCCTGACCCCGCTTGCCGCGAATGGAACTGGCGACCCTGCCTCGCCACATGATATGACCCCAGTTGTCATCAATCTCGTCCGAGTATCCGCTGCGGCTCATTTCTTCCCCTTTCCTTTGAGATAACGAATCAGAGCGGCCTTCACCGCCTTGTTGAACTCTATGCTCGGGGCTTTCGGCGTTTCCGCCAGACCCTTGGGCCAGACGCCAAACTTGTCTTTGTAGGTGTGGGCTGCTCGGCCTGTGCTCCATCCGTGGTGCTTGACCATGTATTGGCACATGCTGTACCAGTCTTGCTTGCTTTCCCGAGAGGCCGCTGCTTTGAGCTCCTCCATTTCTCCCGGTACTGACTCCACCATGCTGCGCTTCTCGCGTGTGTAGCCGCAGTGAATGCAAGTGTCCGACCCGCCAGCCCACAGGTGGCCGCACTTGGGGCACTTGGCGGCTTCCTTTTCCTTGTCGGTCTTTTCCTTCTTGGTCTTCTCGCGAGCGTCATCCAGCTCATGCACGCCGTTGTTGTAAATCTCTTCCCAGTCCTCTTGAAAGCGAACGTAGTTGCCTGCATGGTCCAGCCACACCGCGAACTCCTTGTCAGGGTAGCCGCGCATCACACGCCCCATCTGCTGAACGTGTGAGGACAGCGACTTGCTGAATGGTCGAGCGCTCACGCCGATCATCACATCAGGAACGTCAAAGCCCTTAGTCAAGATGTCCGTGGCGATCAGGCCGTGAATCTCCGTGTCGGGCTTGCTGAAGTCTTCGATGACATCGCGCTTGAACTCATCATCGTCTTTGTAGGAGATGCTGATGAAGTTGTAGCCCTGCTCTGCGAATTTCTTCGACAGGTCTGCACCATGCTCAACGCCAGAGCAGAAGATGATGGTCTTGCGAGGCCGGCCAAATATCTCGTGCGTCTTCTTGATCCACTCAGACACGATGTCGCCAGTGATCTGCATTCCGCGCTTGGTGGACTCTGCTTGACTCCACTCGCCCGCCACCTTCTTGGCCCCGGTCATGTCGATCTCTTTGGCAACGAACACGCGCAGTGGGCACAGCACCTTCTGGTCCACCAGCTCTTTGGTCGTGACCGTGCTGACAACGTGCTCGTACACGGTCCCAAGCCCCTTCGTAAAGGGCGATGCAGACAACCCGATGACCTTGATTTCCGGGTTGTTCTTGATGAACTCGATGGTCTGCCTGCGCATGGCGTGCGCCTCGTCAACAATCATCAAGGTCAGGCCGGGGAAAGAGCCGCGTTTCTCCAGAGTCTGAGCGCTGCACACTTGGATGTTCTCGTATGGCCGATACCGCCAGTGGCCCGACTGCAGCACACCGTGATCAATGTCATACCTCTCAAGGCGCTGACTTGTCTGGTCGCACAGGATGATGCGGTCCAGAATCATCGCTGCTCTGTTGCCCTTCTTCTTTGTGGCGTCGAGCAGGGCAATTGCCATCTCAGTTTTTCCGCCACCAGTCGGCGAATAAAGCATCTGAGCTTTGTAACCCGCAGCAAAGCCACGCCTCAAACCATCCAAAGTATCAAGCTGATACCCTCGTAATTGCAAACTCATTTGGTTTCTCCAACTGCCAGCACACATGCCCGCTGGCTTGGGCAATTGATCACTCAGCCTTCTTGAGTTGACGCTGCATCGACAGCACTTGCTTCTTGAGTTGGCTGTTCTCTGACTGGTACTGATCCCGGCTTTGCTTGACTGCGGCCAGCTCGATCTTGGTGATGCGCAAGTCCTCACGCAGCTCGTCAATCAGGGTTGTGGCAGCCTGCTTCTCTTCGGGTGTACCTTCCATGGCCACGACCGCTACACGCGCCTTCAGCTCCTCGTTCTCGGCCAGCAGCATGTCGATGGCCTCTTGGTTCTGATCGTCCTGCGGTGGTGGCGTGATCTCTGGACCCTTGAGCTCTGGCTCCTTTGCTGCGCGGCCCGGGGCCTTCTTCTTCTCCATGACCTTGCCGGTCGAGGTCTTGTACTTCACCGTGTCACCAGTGTCTTTGCCTACGCCTTTGCGCAGGTCGGACACGAAGGACGGGGACACATGGCAGTGCTTGGCAATCTCCGTGTTGCTCATGCGCTCCCACTCGAAGTCGTCCAGCAGAGTCATCACAGCCTTGCGCTTGTCGGCGTAGGTGCGCCGCATGCCGTGGCTTGTATTGACCCCGGTGGAATGAAATATGGCATCAGTGATCGAGCCGGGACGAACATCACACAAGATGCTGACCTTCTCCGCCCGCTTGTGCGCCAGCAGCCGGTGGTAGCCGTCCGTCAGGAAGTAGTTGATGCTGTCAAAATAAACCAGCACAGGAGGAAACTCAGCACCGCCATCAATTGCATCCGCATACTCGGAGACAACCTCTTCGCTGATCTCAACCCTAGACTGAAGGCGCTCATCCATAAC